GTGCCCTCCTGAATATCCTGAGTGGCTTGACGACGTGCTTTATTCAACCAATCTCTTGCAGTAGTATATGACTTGGCAATCTTCTCTGCCCAAATCATATCCTCTAATTTGACTTCTTCTTTATTTGCAATTTTCTTACAAATAAACTCCAACCGAAGTCTGTATTGGGTAGATAGCATATCTATTTTTATTCTTTAGAGTATTTATTCTTCAGGGTTATCTTTTTTATTAAACCCAAATGATGCTTCTTTCTCTTCTAATGCTAATTTAAGAGCAACACCACCAACTGCTTCCATGACTTTCAAAATGTCTTCAGCCTTAGCGTCTTCACCAAGTTCTTTGGCAATATACCAATACTTTGGCCAGAATGTTTCACCAGCATTTTTATAGTCTTCAAGTGTAAGAATTTTCATAGTTTAGATAATACTTCTTTGTAAATGTTTTCTGCAATTGCTTTCATCATCAGTGGAGGAACCATACGACCAACACGTTCAGTTTGTTGTGACTGAGAACCTGTAAGGATGAAGTCATCAGGTAGAGATTGAATACGTTTAAGTTCCTGAACTGTCAGAACACGATCCTCACCCCAATGGATAAGTCCACCACTTGCAGTAAGTGTAGGAGAAGGTTTGTGAATAGATGCTCTCTTGGTATTGAAACAATGTCCTTTCTCATGATAGTCCATACCAGTTAGAACTTTCTTAGGGTTCTTTGGCATCTTGTGGACTACACGTTGGTAGATACCACTGTTCAACATATGTTCAGTGAGTTTCTTGACATTCTCTGGATCATTCTGCACACCACCAATAATATCACCAATGGTTGTTTCTTTAGAAGATGTGGGTGGAAACAATGAAGATACTGTCAATACGTTTAGACCAACCTTCTCTGCGATGTCCTGACGAACAGCAATGAAGATAAGTCTTTCTCTACCCTGACCGACACCATGATAAGATGCCTTCATAACTTTAGATGTGACAAGATAACCAATGTCCTCAAAGGCATTAGTAATCTTCGCATAATAAGTCTTAGCCTCTCCAACTGTCAAACCTTTGACATTCTCACCAACAATCACCTTGGGTTGGATACCTTTGGCAACACGGATGAACTCGAAGAACAAGTCTTCAATATTTTCAACCTTCTTACCATCGGAGTAATTCTTAGTTTTACCCCAACCGTCAGAGTGTTTAGATCCTTCTCCACGACACATAGACCCTGCTACAGAGAATGCTGAACAAGGTGGTGACCCATCAAGAATATCAAGTTCTCCAGGTTTGATACCTGTCCTCTTTAAGAAGTCACCACCAGTCAATTGTTTGATGTCATCAGGAACAATGTGAGTAGATGGATAGTTTGCGGCGTAAGTTTTTCTTGCTTCTTCTACAAACTCATTGATACACAGAATCTTACCACCCGCAAGACGGTAACCAGTAGAGGAACCACCTCCACCAGCGAACGTAGAAATGACGGTGAACTTCTCTTGAGCCTCACCGTCATAAACATCTTGTAGATTATATGGAAATGTCATATCGTTTTTTCTTTTATTTAGCCCGTCACTTAATAGCAATAACTCCAACAAACTGATGGTTTCTCCAGAAGATTTGACAGTCCTTGAAACCAGCACACCATATCATAGACTTGAGTTCTTCCCAAGTATTTGGTTTCAACATATCACGAAGTTCTTTCTCCTTGTCCATGATCTCGTCAGCTGTGAATGACTTCTTCTTGTAGTCATAGTGATTGAAGGTCAACAGTTCTTGGAAGAACGCATTCTCACACATCAACTTCTCTGCGAAGATGAATGCACCACCTTCATTCAAACCATTATAGATCTTATTGACCGTATCTTGACGAGTTGTCTTGGGCATGAACTGAAGAGTAAAAAGTGAAGTCACCAAAGAACAGTTCTTGAACTCATAGTTGGTGACATTACCACGGACAAACTCAAGAATAGCCCAAGGGAAGTCTTTACGGACTTCCTTATACCTATCATCAAGATCATCATAGAACCCACCAGCAAGTTCGACACCTACGTATTGAGCCTGTTTACGTGACTGGTTATTGGCAAGGATCATCTTGGTAAGTTTACCAGTAGAACAACCCACATCAACGACTTTAGTATGATCTTCCACAAAGTATCGCGAGAACGATACAGTATCCTCCAGGAGGTTTGAGTAACCCCGAATAGATTTGTCAATATGATTATCGAAACCTTCTGGCGAATGTGCGAAAGAAAAGTCGTATGTCATTTTCCAACTCCGTAGTCTGGTGCAGCTTCTGTTTCAAGTTCACTAATCTCCTTTGCAGCTTCTTCAAGAGCAGATTCGATTTGTGTATCCAGTGTACTAATAGTTTCACGAATGTCAACAATACGTTGAGGGATACACGTCGGATCGTAAGTATATCCTTCCTGTTCTTTATATAGCACCTGGCGAATTGCAGCTGCTGTTCTTACATCAAGTTCAAGTTTAATCACAGGTCTCCCTCCTTACGGTTTTCAGAATAATGAACGTCAAATGTTCCTGCAGGATATCGTGCAGACAACTTCTCAACATTCATCTCAAGAATTTCGTCGAATGAAATGTCAAGAGCCATACACGCCTGAGCAACATACCACATAATGTCACCCAGTTCACGTTTCATGTGAAACGCATTATCTTCGTTGTAAGGTTTACCTTGAAGGAAGATCTTCTTTACAACTTCAGTAAACTCACCAGCCTCTGCACTGATACCAAGAGCAGCAGTCAACAGTTGAGTCACATTTGCGTCATCCTTAACCTCAAGTTCACTCAGTCGAGCAGACAAAGTGGGCCAGTCTAGACTTGGTTGACTTGTGGTCTGGCGGACAAATTCAATATATTTTTGAGGATCAATTTTATTTTGAGACATAGTAAAAGTCATGGGTTAAATGGTTCTTGTTCGGACTGGGGTAGTTTTTGTTGAGTAGGAATTTTTTGACCACCAACTTTAACAAACTCAATGTTAAAGTCTTTTTCATTCATATTTTGCCATCCAATATATTTTTGATTTGGAGGAAGTTGATTTTGTGGAAATGGTTCCAAATCAATTGTTTGATAGTCTGGTTTGAACTGATAGTAATGTCCATCCCATCTAGCATTTCTCATGCCGACAAGATTAGTAGCATCTCTGAGAGAACCACAGTCAGCAATTTTTTCACCAAGTGGGTTGAATACAGAATACATTAGAACTTGAATCCTTCAAATGATTTCTTGGGTTTTTGGTCTTCATAAGTATACTCTTCCTCCTTCTTATTGTCAAGAAGATCTTCTTGAGCGGACTGTTCACAATCATACAATCTCATTTTTGCTCGATCAATACCGATCACAAATCTTTTATATGTTGTGGGATCATTGTAACGATTCTTCAATTGTTTTACAAGTATCTGTCCCAAGGACTCGAGCTCATCAGTCGAAATAAGGGCAAACATAAGATCAGCAGTAGCAGGGAGACCAAAGGACTCACTAGTGTCAGTAAGGTCAACATCAGAGTTACCAAAACCAGAACGAGTGGTCTGGGTGGCAGATACGATAGGGACTTGAAACTCGACAGCCAGGCCTCTAAGTTCTTCAGCAATAGCTTTAATATAGCTATATGAATTGACAGTGCTGTTTCCCCTATACCTGCTGGAAGCACAAATATTAAGGTAATCAATGAAAATAATATCAGGTCTAAATGACTTCTTAAGTGCAAGTTCATTGAGAAGTGACTTAAAGTGTCCACTGTGTGCAGATGCTGTTGGGTATTCTTTGATAATTAGAGTTCCTTGAGTTTTCTTAGCTAAGTTATTAACCTTAGTCTCAAAAACTTGTTTGGGAAGTTCTGATATCTCTTGAATATTCACATTCAAGAGATTAGCGTCAATACGTTCAGCAATCTTTTCCTCTGCCATCTCCATAGTAATATAGAGAACATTTTTCCCTTGCATCAATACAGATGATGCAACATGACACATGAAAAGAGATTTACCTACACCAGTTCCAGCAAGAGCGATATTCAATGTCTTATTTGGAAGTCCACCTTTTGTGATCTTATTAAAGTAGTCTAGATCAAATTCAACTCTCTCTTCTTTGGTAGTATATACTCGGAATCGATTTTCATAGTCTTCAAGATAATCATGACCAACATGATTATCAAAACCAACAGCAAGAGCATCTGAAAGAATAGATGGAATAGAGTCGGGAGTTTTTTCTTTTACATTACCATCAGCGATTGAAATTGATTCGAGAAGAGCAATATAGATTGCTCTATCTCTACACCACTTTTCAGTTGTATCAACCAACCACTCAAATTCTACTGGTTGATCATCAAGATTATCAATAAGATGACAAAGTTCTTTGAATGAAGTCTCATTAATATCCTTTCTCTTTTCAATCTCAATAGATAAAATTTCTTTTGTGGGAACTTCATTGTATTGAGATACAAAATCAAAAATTTCTTCGTAGACAATCTTTTGATTGTAATCCTGAAAATATTCACTCTTCAAAAAGGGAATAACTTTACGAAGATATTCCTCATTGTGTAAAAGATTCTTAAGAACAAGAAACTCGATTTTATCCATAGTGAATATAAGTGCTCATGATGTACTTGGTTTTATTTTTTGGTGGTAGTCCAGAATGTGGATATTCCCAAGTGGGTGGAAATACAACAACTCTACCTTCTTTAGGAGTGACCTCAAACCTATCGGTAAACTTTGTTAATCCATCATTATCGTTGAGATAGAAAAGGAAAGCAACGACTCTTCTAGCTGATGCGTGATCTATAACATCAACATGTTCATCAAATCTCTCCTCTCCACCAACATTATACCTTTTGATACGAAATTCTTCCAAAAACTTTAATTTTGGAAGAT